ATCATCTGGCCGAGCACATAGGCGAAGAGGATAACTTTGTCAATGAGACACGTGCCTACCTATCAGGCCATCTAGCCGGCCAGATATTTAAGATTTGCATGTTTGAGAAGGAAAAGTATGCTGGAAAAGCAAGTAGAAAGTTATCTAAACAAAAAGGTCAAGGAAGCAGGGGGCCTGAGCTACAAGTGGATCAGCTCAGTATCGGGGGTGCCGGATCGAATAGTATTTCTAGCGGGGCGGGCATACTTAGTGGAATTGAAAACACAAACTGGAGTCCTTTCGCCTAGGCAACTGTTAGTCTTTGAGAATCTTAAACAACAAGGCTTTGAGGTAACGGTGCTCAGAAATAAAGAACAGATTGAGGAGTTTATCAATGCGGCGATTAAATCCTGACACAGGAAAAGAGTTTGTGCGCGGGGAGTACCGTGATGACGGTTATCGATTTTGGGGGTACAGCAAAAAGAAAAACAAAAAGGATGGATACTGCATTGAGTTTTGGAGAGAGCCCCATAAGTTTGAAGTCGAGACCAAAAAGATTGACGTGTGGCATGCAAACAACCGCGATAAAGTAAATGCCACCGCGGCCATCGTTCGCGCCAAACGCCGCAACCGAAAGCCCAAGTGGATTAAAGACGTATTTATCGAAGAGATTAAAGTGTGGTACAGGCGCGCTAAACTAATAAAACAATTCACAGGCCAGCTGTGGGAGGTAGATCACATTGTGCCACTAAACGGAAAGAATGTATCTGGACTACATGTACCCTGGAACCTGCAACTGCTAACCAAAAAAGAAAACCGAGACAAGCGAAACTATCATGCTGACTAGAGAACAACTTCACCCCTATCAAAAGGAGCTCATATCAAAAGCCAAAACAATCCCCAACCTTGGTCTTTTTCTGCCACCTGGATTGGGCAAGACGACAACTACACTCACCATTATTGCCGAACAGTTCACGGGCAAGACACTTATTATAGCACCCAAGCGAGTAGCGGAGACGGTGTGGGATGCGGAGGTAAAGAAGTGGGAACATTTAAAATCCTTGAAAGTCTCGAAAATTTTAGGGACGCTTACGCAGAGGCAGCAGGCCTTAGACCAAGAGGCAGACGTATACCTGATAAACCTTGAAAACGTGGCTTGGCTTTGTGGCGCCTCGGACAAGTTAGTGTTTACTAACTTAGTAATTGATGAGTCATCCCGTTTTAAAGACGCCTCAACCAAGCGTTTTAAGGCGCTTAAGAAGCATTTAAAGGGCTTTCAGAGACGCGTAATACTCACGGGTACACCTACCCCTCAGGGCATGGGCGATCTCTGGTCTCAGGTGGGTATATTGGACTTAGGGGCGCGTCTTGAAACAAGCCTCACAAAATTCCGGGATAAATACATGATGCCCGATCAGATGAACAGGCATACAAGGGTAGTTTACTCATGGAAATTAAAAAATGGTGCGGATCAGGATATTAAAGATAAGGTTTCAGATATTTGTTTTAGTCTCAAAGCTGAAGATTATTTACAATTACCAGCGCTTACGTCGCTGTATCACAAAATCGAAATTGACCCACAGGTAAGGAGGCAATATGACGAACTTAGAAAAGACATGGTCCTTGACATCGGTAAGGGGAAAATCACAGCTCCAACAGCGGCGACACTGGCGGGGAAACTCCTCCAGTTCACATCGGGCGCTATATACACCGAAGAAGGAGAAACACAAGAGGTACACCGCTCTAAACTGGAACGTCTTGAGTCGGTCATGGAAGAGTCTTCCTCCCCTACGCTGGTCTTCTACCACTTTAAACATTCTCTCCAAAGAATACGTCTTCAATTCCCGCAGGCTGTGGTGTTGGACGATGACAACATCGAAGCATGGCGTCGTGGGGAGATTCGTATGCTCCTTGCCCATCCCCAAAGTGGGGGAATCGGGCTCAATTTACAGTGCAACGTTGGTGAAACAGCCCAGACGGTGTGGTTTGATCTACCATGGAGTTCAGAAAACTACATCCAAGCCAACGCTAGGATTTACCGCCAAGGGCAAACGAAACCGGTTATCATACACCATCTAACGGTGTCTAATAGTATCGACGAACAAGTGGCCAAAGTGCTAGATGGAAAAATAAATTTGCAAGAAGCCCTTTTAGATGCCCTAAATTGCGTATTAGTGTAGCTATGAGGACAAAAACCAAACACAAAATCAACGCCGCAACCCCCCGTTTGTCAGATGAAGAGCTCGATCCGATTGAGCAAGATGACAACGAGGGGGTATCTGCCGACATGATGGAGGCTTATCTTCCGTGGAATGCAGAAGATATACTGGATGTTAGGAGATTGATTGCTGAACAGCTACCGACAAAACAGCAGTTTATTTTAGAGGCGTTTTTAGAGGGGCTAACACACGCCGATATTAACGTAACTGAAAAATACTGGCGCTACCATTTTGCTAAGGGCATTGAATTTATTAAAAAGGAATTAAAGATATGACAACATTTATTGTCGAGCATTTAGTTAAAGGGCACGCGATGTTTGATACGGTACAGGGTGTTGAAGATATCGATCTAACCATGTTTAAAGATATTCAGACACTTTGGGTTTGTGACACACCAGAAGAAATTATGGCAGTAGAAAGCGAACTAAGGAGAAAGCATGCACGACCCAGTGAATAAGCCTAAGCATTATACTGCTCACCCCTCTGGAATCGAATGCATTCAGGTTACTGAGCACATGGGTTTTAACCTTGGCAATGCCATCAAATACATTTGGCGCGCTGATTTAAAACATGATGCCGTTGAAGACTTACGTAAAGCCGAATGGTATGTTCGCCGAGAAATTGAAAAAAGAATGCATCACGAAAAGGAGTGTGGCAAATGAATATTGAAATTGATGACGATTTCATGGACGAACTTGTTGGAAAAAGTCTCATTGATAGCTATGTCAGCATTGAGAAGAGTTTAAAACAGCCCAACAAATGGCATGAAGATGATATCGAAGCATGGAAAGAACTTCTACCGGCTTTAATTATCGTTGGTAGATGGTATTGTTTTGATTTTGATGGCCAAGTAAAAGCTGCCAGAAAGAAAAAGAAATGAGCGATAGATACGATTTAGAACAGGCCATCATGGTGGCGTGGCAAACAGCAGATGATATTGATTTGTTATTTAAACATCACGGCGACGCCCCAAGACCAATGACAGAAGATGAAATATCTAATGCGCTATTAGGTATTAAAATGCTTCACGATATGCGTATGGAGGCATTGATGGATACATATTGTCGTAAATTTGAATTAAATCAGTACTGTACTGATCCGGAGCAGTTAGCAGCAAGAGAAAGATTGGGTTTCCCAATTAAACAACCAAAGAAGAAAGGAAGTAAAAATGACTGATACAGTCGATACAGCAGCAAAACCAGTAGATCCATTGGCCGATAAGATTATGACTTTGAAGTTCTCAGTTCAGGACATCAATGGCATTATCAATGTACTAAATGAGCCCTTTAAAGCCCCAGTAGTATTGTTGGCAAATATCATTGCAGCCATTCAAGCACAATGTGCACCACAAATTGATGCATTGAACGAGAATGCAACACCAGTGGAGACGCCAAGTGAACCTGAAGCAACTGCTTAAGAGCGCAGGTATCAGCAATAACATCATTAAGGAAGTCGAACGCAAAGCCAAACAAACAACGGCCCAGCAAGAGATTGAGCACCAAGAAAAGGCTGCAGCAATGGCCAAGATGATGCTTAATGATGTCATGCCACACCTACACAGTGCGCTAAACAAAACGCCACCATCCAAGCCTAAGAAGACTATCATAGTGCCGGATGATTTTTAGGGCGTTTAATACACTAAATGCGTATTAGTGTATATAGGGGCTTATCGGGAGATACCCCCGGCTGTAAAGAAAGCCAATGGCCACCAGGAGCCATCATAGAATCCTGGCCCTCACACACATCACACACAGGACACAATATGACACCTTTTGAACTACGTTATGCAGCATTTTATCAAGCAAAAGAACTATTAGAAAACAACTACAAAGCCCAGATGGCTGCGTGGGATCTAATGGACAAGACATCCAAACAATTAGCTGAAGCAGCTCCAAAATTTCCAACAATGGAAGAGGTTATTGACGCAGCTTTACAAATTAACCGATTTATCAGCGAGAGCACTGAAAAAGAGTTAGTGAAAGCTGCAAAGAAAGTAACAGGCTTTTAAGTAACACACCCCGCATGCCTATCCATGGAAGCACACTTTGTGGGGTTTTTTAAATTTTTGAGATTGGGCAAGGTGTGACCGGAGGCATCGGCACTTAATATCACCAGACCCACAGGTAACCAACTCCAAGATTGGGATTTCCTGCCCAATGTCAACAACTTTACAATTAGTCGGCAAAACTTTACAAAAATGTCAACAAAACTGTTGATATGTATACTTTTTGTCAATAACTATACATATAGGTATCAATATGGCAACTAAACCCGGTTTATACGCAAACATCCACGCTAAGCAAGAGCGCATTAAAGCTGGCTCGGGCGAAAAGATGCGCAAGCCGGGTACCAAAGGCGCCCCCACAGCTAAACAATTTAAAGAGTCTGCAAAGACCGCTAAAAAATAATGGCAACTAAAAAATCACCCCCAAACAAAAAGACGTTCACCGAGGAAATGGCTAAGACCGTTTTGGAACTTGGCAAACAGGGCGCCTCTCAAAAATCAATGTATGCCGCCATCGGTATTAGCCGTGGTACGGCAGCAAAGTGGAAAAAAGAAGACCCATACTTTGCAGAGACCATGGATATGGCAACAGTATATGGTCAGTCTTATTGGGAAATGATGCTCCTAGCCAACGTGGACAACAAAGCATTTAACTCCAGGATCGCTGAAATTGCCCTTCGAGGACAGTATCCCGATGATTACAAAGATAACCGCGAAATTAAGTCCGAGGTAAAGAACGAGGTTTCCGTTAATTTTAATGAGGAAATCGCAAAATTAATTAAAGCATTAAAAGAGTAATATCAATCAACGGGGAACGGGTTTAGCGGCCCTGCCAGTGCTTACTCACTGGCTACCCACCAAACTTATCAGTAAGGATAAAATCAATGAAAAACTGCAATTCATGCGGCATTCAAAAACCAGTAACTGAGTTTCATAAACATAAAAAAGCAAAAGACGGGTTAGTTTTGTGCTGCAAAGCGTGCGCAAAACTAAAAGCTGCCCTTTGGTATTCTAAAAATCGAGAAAAAGTAATTTCACGAACTCGAGAATGGGGTAAAAATAATTTAGAAAAAGTTAAAAAAGCTCAACGAAATTATCATACAAAAACAAAGTACGGTATAACTTTTGAACAAGAGCAAGAATTAAAGAATATACAAAATAATAGATGTGCTATTTGCGAAGATGTATTGGGTCTGGGGCACAAAGCCCACATAGATCATTCTCATGCAACTGGGGAAATACGAGGTATTCTTTGTCATCTTTGTAATGTACTTTTAGGGCAAGCTAGAGATTCCATAGAAATTTTAAAATCCGCCCAAAAATATTTAGAAAAATATACTGAAAAATCAGACTAAAAATACTTAAAAATGCGTATTAGTAAATATACCCAGTAAAAAATTCTAAAAAGGTAAAAATGACGGCTCATGCTCTTCTTTCAGCTTCGGGTTCCAAACGGTGGCTTTCATGCACCCCTTCGGCCAGACTTGAGGCAACACTCCCAGAACAAAAACGAAGTACCAAGGGGATTGATTTCTCCGCAGAAGGCACACTAGCCCACTCCCTTGGAGAAATACGTTTACGACTAAATTTCAATCAAATAGGACACGACGAGTATGACCGCGAGTATGAAATCATCAAAACCCACCCAATCTACAAAGCGTACTCCAAAGAAGAGCGCGAAGATTTCGAAGCAAATGTCGACAATTACGTCCTTTACGTTCGCAGTCAAATTGGCGAGGGCGATCGATCACTTTTTGAGCAACGTGTGGACTTCTCTGAGTGGGTTCCTGATGGCTTTGGTACGGCCGATGTGGTTATACTTTCTAAGCACGCCATTCGCGTCATCGACCTCAAGTTCGGTAAAGGAATCCCTGTCCATGCACAAGATAACCCACAACTCAGACTATACGCACTTGGAGCCTGGGCAAAGTTCCGCGACGAGTATCCAGAGATCCACGAAATCAGCTACACTATTCACCAGCCGCGGCTCGATAGCATTTCCACTGACGGAACAAGCCTTGTCAAACTTGTCGACTGGGCCAATTACTACGTACGCCCAAAAGCGAAAAAAGCGTGGAGTGGTGCTGGCGAATTCCTCCCCGGCGAATGGTGCCAGTTCTGCAAAGCCAAAGCGCAGTGCCGAGCCCGCAGCGATTTTAACACCGAGCTCGCCAAGCAAGAATTCAAAGCCCCGCCCCTCCTCAGTGAAGAAGAAGTTAGTCAAGTCCTCGCAAAAGCCCAAGGCCTAAAAACCTGGGTTAACGATGTGGAAGAGTTTGCACTTACCCGAGCTATCAATCAAAACATTGTGCCGCCAGGTTACACACTCTCCACCACAAAGACCCACCGTAAGATATCAGATACGGCCTTAGCGGCCACCGTTTTGGTTGAGAAGGGTATGGACCCAAAAGCTATTTGGGAGGCTCCAAAGCTCAAATCAATCGCCTCGTTGGAAAAATTAGGACCTAAAGGACAAGTAGCATCTTGGCTTGGTAACTTGATTTTAAGGCCAGAAGGAGAGCCCAAACTGGTGCGAGCTAAAGAGGATGTCGCGGAGGATTTTAAATGAGTACGTGGCTAATAGGCGCAATGGGGATTGTGTACGCCATTGTGTCAATAGATCAATTTATTAAAGGCGGCGTAGGTCAAGGTATTATGTTTATGGGCTACGCCATTGGAAATATAGGGCTAGTAATCGTGGCCAAATAGGAGTTTATATGCTGGTAGAATGCTACGGATCTGAGTTTGATATTCCGGATATGTTAATCGACCAGTTTGTAAAAGACTTTGATGGGCTTCCCGGAGGAAGATACCGAGAAGGTGTTCTTCAGATTCGGGAGTCTATTGAGGAAATCTTAGACATTGTGGCAGATGATCCAGAATTGTTGTACGAGAAGGAGTACCACACCGACTTCATTAGGGCATTGGCAATGAAGCAGGCGTTGGGTGAGTTAGGCATTTTGTACGATTCATAATTATTTCACATTGTGAAATTAAATGATAGTTAATTTGCGTATTAGTAACAACAGTAAGAGGGTAAATTGACTGGCACCCATAAGATCAGTCAAATCTAAAACGTTAAAAAGGTAAAAATAATTATGGCAGCTAAATCGAATAAAATTAAGTTTGTAACCGGTAAGGTACGTTTCTCTTTTGCTCATGTGTTTGAGCCAGCAGAAACATTGAACGGTACACTTAAGTACTCATCAATGATTCTTATTCCAAAATCGGATAAGGAAACTATTGCACGGTTTAATAAAGCATTTGAAGAATGTAAAGCCACTAACGCTGCATACTTTGGGGGTTCAGTTCCTAAGGTATTAAAAGGTGGTTTGCGTGACGGTGCTACAGAGCGTGAAGATGATACCTTTGCAGACTATTACTTCATTAACGCATCAAGCAATGAAAAGCCCGGTGTTGTAGATTCAGACTTAAACCCAATCATCGATAGCAATGAGTTTTACTCTGGATGCTACGGTCGTGCCTCAATTACATTGTACCCATACGATGTATCTGGATCACGTGGAATTGCATGCGGTTTGAACAACGTGCAAAAGTTAGAAGACGGTGAGAAGTTTGGTGGAGCTACATCAGCAGCGGCAGATTTCGCAGTATAAGTTTTAGAAGTACCCAGTAGATGGGTTGGCCCAGCGTAGAAACTACGCTGGGCTTTTTGCCCTTTAGATAAACCAATAATAACAAGAAAGACACCATGGATAGCTATCAAGAATATATTGGAATGAGCCGTTACGCCCGTTACCAAGACGACAAAGGTCGTAGAGAGACTTGGGATGAAACAGTTGGTCGTTTCGTAGATTATATTTTTAGCCGTACACCAGCAATCACCGCAGATTCTGCGTTAAAAGAAGAGCTATTCACCGCAATCAAGAACCTAGAACTAATGCCGTCCATGCGCGCCATGATGACAGCAGGAAAGAGTGCCGACCGTGACAATACTTGCGTCTATAACTGCAGCTATCTCCCAATTGATGATCCGAAGTCGTTTGACGAAGCGATGTTTATCCTCCTGTGTGGCACTGGAGTTGGTTTCTCAGTCGAAGCAAAGTATATTAGTCAGTTGCCGGAAGTGCCAGACCGTCTATTCGATTCCGAACATACCATTACCGTCCACGATTCTAAAGAAGGATGGGCCAAATCCCTCCGACTCCTCCTCGCAAACCTCTGGGCTGGAGAAATCCCTAAGTGGAATGTTGAGTCCATCCGCCCCGCTGGAGCACGACTCAAAACTTTTGGAGGACGTGCTTCTGGGCCAGAACCATTAGTAGAACTTTTTAAGTTCGCAGTTAATTTATTTAAGGGTGCAAAAGGTCGTCGTTTAAACTCATTAGAATGCCATGACTTGATGTGCAAAATTGGTGAGGTGGTTGTAGTGGGTGGCGTACGTCGCTCTGCAATGATCTCACTATCTGATCTTGATGATGAAAGGATTCGCCATGCAAAAGCAGGACCATGGTGGGATACTGCCCCGCACCGCGCTCTTGCGAACAACAGTGCGGTGTATAACGAAACACCTACTGTCGGAAAGTTCATGGAAGAATGGTTATCACTTTACAACTCCCATTCCGGTGAACGAGGCATTTTTAATCGGGAGGCTGCTAAGAAAGTTATTGAAAAAGGTGGCATTCGTGACACAAACTACGACTTTGGCTGTAATC